ATCGTAATATCCTTCTGTAATTGTAATATCTCCATTATTGCCTTTTGATTGATCTACTATATACATTTTTGGAGTTGTTACTTTTGACATATCAATATCGGGAGCAATAGCTGAAATTTGTATTGCTGATAATGCAAATACTTTATGAGCAGGCATTGAATCAAAATCAAAACCATATTGGACTGTTAATATTCTTATAATATCTTGTTTGACTAAATCATGGTCTAACATTAATTACTCCATTTATGATACTTTAACCATAAAACCAGGAACTTTTGTTAATATAGAAAGTGGCGAACCTGTAATTGGACAAACTTGTAAATCTGGACAAAACATTTGTGCTTTTTGTCCTCCAATATTTATACTTCCTACTGGTCCTTGTGTTATATTTATATTTCCCATAGAATCTATTTCTATTTTAGACATTCCTATTTTATGTTCTATAGTTATTTTACCTGTTCCTGTAACTTCTTTTGTCATATTTTCAACAGCGGTTTCTGTTGAATTTTTTTTAATATCTGTATCACTATTTCCAACAACCAAAACATCTGCATTTCCACTAGCATCTATTTCTAACTTAGTACCACTATTATGTATAAAAGTTAATTTTTTACTTTTTCTATTCATTGATAAAAAATCACCTTCATCTGTTTTAAACATTATCATATTATTTGGATAATCAATATTTCTTTCAGAAGGTAAATTATTTTTATCTACTACTTTAACTGTATAATGAGGTAAATTAATATTACCTTTATCAAAATAAACTCTAACAATCGTATCAATTGGTGGAACTATAAATGATCCAATCTTACTTCCTATAAAAGAAAAATCTGGCATCGCCCAAGGAAGTTCATTATCTGGAACATCTGCCTCAAATACTCCAAATACTCTAATCCTACAACGACCAATTTTATCTGGATCATTATTATTTATAACTTTTCCTACATAAAATTCTTCCTTAAATCCTATATCATCAATACTAGTATCCAAAAAATCATTTAATGATTCATTTACTTGTTTAGCTATTTCCGATCTCATATGTTCAATTTCCATAATTATACCTTTTTAAAAGAAGAATTATCAAATTTATACATTTTGTCTAAGAAAGCAGATTTATCACTTCCATTTCTATGTAATGATATAGTCTTTGTATAAATTCCATTATTTCCTATTTGATGTATTATTCCACCGACTAGATATTCTCCAGATACTACTTCATTAATATCTGCTTTGTTTTCTGGAAATAAAGATGGAATACCTAAATTTACTTTATCAAAAAGTTTTACTTTATATAATGAATTTATATTTAACAATATAGAATATCCAAAAAATCCATTAATCAAATATTTATTTCTCATAAGAGATTCAAAATATTTTTCATATAAATTTAAATCATTATATATACCTAAATCATTTCCACCATAAAAAACTTTACCATCCAAATTTTTATCTTTAAAACTTTTTTGCGCCATCAATTTATATTTATTATATTCAAATGCTTGTGTCGATTTACTTAAATCATAATATGAATATGCAAAACCATATGCTATTTTCTTATTAAAATATCCATTCATATTTACAACATCATAAGAATTAAACCATATTTTTCTTTTATCAAGATTATTTAAATCCATAGAAAAACTTTTATTAATATCATATATAGCATCTATTGATTCTGCTTTATCAATTTCTTTATTTAAAGAAGTATATACAAATTCTTTTTGTGTATTAGCATAAAAAAATGCAGCATCATCGTTCACACATGATCTATTAAGAACATATTTAATAAAATTATAATTATTCATATTCGATTGATACCATGTCATATTATCAATCGGAATAACATTTAATGGATTTTTAAAAGTTAATCCTTCTTCACTGGCAATTTGAGAGCATATATCCTTAGAAGTACTTCTAGAAAAACTTCTATTTCTTAACATAAACATATTATTAGTTTTTAAAATACCTGTTATAGAAAAGAATAATCTTTTATTTTCTCCCATAACATTCATTTTATAATCTTGAACTTGAAATTCTAATTCTAATGGAGATTCATCTTGTTCTGTTTTACCAATTAAAATACTTATAACTTCATTATCATCTAGCGGCATTACTTCATTTAATGTTCCATCATCTGATAAATCTAATTGAATTTTTGGTAAAACATCTAATACCCATTCTCTAATAATTAACGCAAATATAATCGAAGAATTAAATTGAATATCTTTAATTTTAACAGTACAAAAAAATTGTTGTCCATTCGGTTGATTAAAATCTGCATTTGACATTCTTATACCTTTTTAAATTTTCTTACTTCTAAATAAAAATCTTGTATGTCTTGTATATCTGGATATTGTATAACTGCTCCTATTTCTACATCATTCCACCAATCATCAATCTTATTTAATTTAGCAATTATCCACCAATAATTCATAGTTCCATATAATTTTAAAGATAACAAATCTGGTCTTTGAAGATAACTTCTTCCTAATGTAAAATATCGTGCCTGTCTTTTAATTTTAAATAAATCAAAATAGTTTTTAACTAAATCATTCTCAACTATTCCATCAACTTCATTTTGATCGTAAAATAAAGTTCTTCTAAATTTGCTCATTATCTTCTCCTATTAAATACCTGTTGTATTAAGGCTAGTCCCTACATCAATAACTCTTGATCCTGTATTTGGATTAAACATTCCAATATAATCGATATTATCAATTATACTTCTAGAAGAAATAGATAAATCAGCGTCTATATATAAAGGTCCATTTTCTGTCATCTCTTTTGACATCTTAAATTTTACTTCTTCTATAACCATATCATTATGTTCAAAGTAATTTCCTATACATATTGTTACTGGTGTTGGAGATGTTTTCAATACAAAATTATCACTATATCCTTCAAATACTTCACCTGTAGCATATGCAGCCTCTTGACCGGCTTCTACAGCTAATCCTTGAATTTTATCAACCATACTATCTGGATTTATAGGATTTTTTTCTAACCATCCTTCAACAGCTTCTCCAGCTTTTCCTGCTAAATTAACAATATAATTTTTCATTTTATCTTCAAATTTGTTCCATAAATTCATAAAACCTTGATCAGCATTTGCCGGTATACAATAAGTTGCTAATAACATTGCTGCTATAACAGGACTTCCTGTTACATCTCCTGTCCAATTTATAATTCTTATTGATGGATTAATTACTAAATTGCCACTTCTAGAATATATTTTTCGAGTTGTAAATTTTGTTCCTCCTTCTGCTATTCCCATCGCTTGTGATATTTTACCACCTCTAGCCAATTTTTCAATACCTTCTGCGGCACCTTGCAATGGTCCTATATCTGGGACTAGTCCTGCGACTCCACCTAATTCTGACCATGTAGCATTAATAGTAAATTCTATATTATTTTGAATTACTCCTCTAATTTCTGCATCTTTACGACCAGTAAATTTATTATCTCTTGGACTTATTTTTAAAACTGCATATCCATTTTTAGAAGCTGTACCTACAGCTTTTGTATAGGCATCTTTTGTAAAGATAGATTGATTAAAAGCATTACTTAGTCCCATATTATCCTCTTCCTATTGGTTGTGCTGATATAGTAGCCCCTACTCTTTTAGGCATAGAATTCTTATATCCTTCTGTTATTTTATATGCTAATTTCTCTATAGTAGTATCTGAAAGTTCTACTGTTGATATATCTTCTGCTTTAAATTTATCTTTTAATTTATTTGTTGATATATCATATCCTCCATCTCCTTTAGCATTTCCAGGATTACTTATTACACTTTTTCTAAATTGATAATTATTAGTGTCTCTTTTGCCATATTCAGAACCAGGATATAATTCAACATGCCAAGGTTCTTTTTTTACTTTCCAATTTAAAAGAGGTCTATGTAATCCATATTTTTTTAAAAGCCCAGCTTTTTCTAATTCATTAGCATCTTTAGGTTGTATATCTATAGCTAGTCCTGCGCCATGTAAACTGCCTTTTTGATTTCTATAACCTGAATTAATTTGAATTTCTTTACCTGTTGTATCTTTATATTCTTTTGCCATCGCATTAAACGGATTCCATAACATAGGATTGATATCTTTTATATCTGGATTCCAAGGTTCATAAACTTTCCAACCTTCACCGTTTACAGATTTTTTTTTCATTTCTGAAGGAAGAAATCCCCCTTGAGAATCATCTATTCCTATTCCTGTTACAGTTCCCATTGGTTCATTTTTTAAATTACTTGGTCCTATTACATTTTGATATGCATAATCTGTTGCACTTTCTGCGGCTGATTTAGCTGCTTTTCCTGCGCCTGTAAATCCTTTAGCCATTCCTTTTACAAATGGCATATTTTTAATACCTCCCAATACACCTTTTCCTGCATTTTTAATTGCTTCGCCCGGATTTGTAACGACACTCTTAACTCCTTCCCAGGCTTTTTTAGCAGTACCACCGATATCAACTGATTTAATCCATCCTATAATATTGCTTATAAATTCTCCAGTTTTAGGAACTATTCCCATAATACCAGATGCAATCGATTCAAGTGCTCCAATAGGATCACTCGCAAATTTTTGAATACCTTCAAGCATCCATGCGATAGGTCCAAATCCTGCGATACTTTTCATAGCTTCCCATCCCATTTTTCCAACTGCTCCAACTGCCTTTCCTGCACCTTCAGCAAAATTTCCTGGTCCTACCGTATCTCTTAACAATAAAACAGAATCAATAGCCAAACTTATAGCTGTTCCAACTACCGGAAATGTACTTGCTATACCAGATGCAATTTCACCTAATCCTCCAAATATATCTCCAGATTTAAATCTTTGAATACCAAATATAACTCCCATTATTAATCCAATACCAGGAATTTTTTTAAATAACTGCTTTCCAATTTTTCCTAAAACTTTTCCTCCTGCTTTACCACCAGTTTTAAGACCACCAAATCCTATTGCTTTTGCAATAGTTCCCATTAATTCTCCTGCCGGTTTGAACATACCTCCTATCAATTTACCAAGAGATTTTCCCAATCCACCAACTAGTTTATCTAATCCTAACATTTTCCCTATTGATCCTAAAAGTTTACCCACAGGAGCAAATAATGATTCAAATCCTTTTACAAATCCTTTTACAACGGAAAATAAAAATTCTTTTTTTCCTGTAAATATAAATCCTAGTAATCCACCTATACCTAATAATCCTCCTGCTAATCCTAACAAACCTAAAAGACCGCTTCCTTTTTTCTTTTCTTTTTGAAGCTTATTATTCTCTTTCATTAACATTTCTAAATCATTTAATTCTTGGATTACTTTTAAATTAGGGTCTTTCTTACGAGCATAATCTTTTTTTGTAGAAGCTTCTAGTAAATCTTTTTTAGTTATTTGTCCTTGACCATGAGCTTTAGATTCTTGATGTAATAATT